ATTTTTTACAATTTTAAAAAAGACAATTCGTGAAGAAGTACGAAATGTAATAAAACAAGAATTATCTGAAATTTTAAAAGAAGGGTTGCAATCAACTGTTAATGAATTAAAAGAAGAAAAAATGCCAAAAAAGAAATTGGTTAAAAAATCAAATCCTAAATTCAAAAAAACAGGTTTTGCTGATATTTTAAATGAAACTACCCAATTAACAGAAAATAATTCTGTCGGTAATTATGCAGAAATGATGAATGAAAGTTATGATAATTTATCATTTACAGCAAAAGACGCACAAGGTTTTGGTATGATGCGGCAATCTTCTGCACCTGCAGTAATAGAAGATCCAGAAACAGGAAAAATTTTGCAAGTTAATGATACTGTAGCAAACGCAATGACTAAAGACTATTCTTCTTTAATGAAAGCAGTGGATAAAAAGAAAGGTAGATAATGGCATATCGTATAGTTGGAATTGATGATGCATTTGGTGTTAGTGAAATAGGATTAGGTGCAGATTTTTCATTTAATCATCCAGCTATATTTAGAACTGTATATACAACTAATCAACAAGAAACAGCTAGATTAAAAACTTTACTATTAACTAGAAAAGGTGAACGAATATTACAACCATTATATGGTACCAACTTATTAGATTTTTTATTTGAACCAAGTATTAGTGAATTAACAGAAGACTTACAAGAAAGTTTATCAGGAGATATTAATTTTTGGTTACCAGATATAACAATTGAAAAAATTAATGTAGTAACAAATCAAGATGATCCTACATTAGTTCATAATTTACAAGTAACAATAAACTATTCAACAAATGAATTAAACCCCATGGCGATAACAATAGCACTTACAGAAAATGGTGATGTTGCAATCGAAACTGATTCAGGAACTCAAGGTAATATTATATCATGAAAACAGAAAAAGATGTAACATATTTAGGTAAAGATTTTACTCAATTTAGAAAAAATTTAATAGAATTTACTAGACAATATTTTCCAAATGATTATACCGATTTTAATGAATCGTCGCCTGGTTCGTTATTTATGGAAATGGCTGCATATGTTGGTGATGTTTTAAGTTATTATACAGATACTAATTTAAGAGAATCATTATTAAATCAAGCTCAAGAACGTGGAAATATATTTGATTTAGCTAAATCATTAGGATATAAACCAAATAACTCTGTTCCTGCTTTTGTTGATTTAGATGTATATCAACTAGTTCCTGCAATAGGAACTGGAGATAATGTTAAACCAGATTTTAATTATGCATTATCTATAAAATCAGGTATGCAAGTAGAAGATCAAGGTGGTAATACTGTATTTAGAACATTGGATAATATAGATTTTGGTTTTTCTTCTTCTTTTAGTCCTACTGAAGTTACAATTTATGAATCTGATAATTCAACTAAATTGCCGGTATATTATTTATTAAAAAAGAAAGCTCAAGCTGTATCTGGAAATATTAAAACAGCTAATTTTACATTTAGTTCACCAATACCATATGATAAAGTAGTATTACCTGATACAAATATTATAGAAATTGTATCTATAACTGAATCAGATGGCGACGCGTGGACAGAAGTTCCATATTTAGCTCAAGATACCGTTTTTCAAGAAGTTCCAAACTTAGCAGAAAATGATCCTGATTTTGTACAATATAGATCATCTTCACCTAGTTTATTAAAATTAAAAAAAGCTTCTAAAAGATTTATAACATCTCTTCGAAGTGATAATCGAATGGAAATTCAATTTGGTGCGGGTATATCTGATAATAATGATGAAGAAATTATTCCAAATCCTACTAATGTAGGAAACGGACTTTCTAGAATAAGAAAGGGGGTTGATGTAAGTTTTGATCCTAGTAATATTTTAAACACACGAGCTTATGGACAAGCTCCATCGAATACTACGTTAACTGTTACATATACAGTTGGAAATGGAATTATAGATAATGTATTGTCTGGAACGTTGGTTAATATTAAAAATATAAATTACGATGATGATGTTAATGCAGGATTGAATGCAGGATTGTTAAATTTTGTAAAAACTACAATAGCAGTTAATAACGAAACTCCTGCAGCTGGTGGAGCAAATGCAGATACCGTTCAAGAAATAAAAAATAATGCATTAGGTAATTTTGCAACTCAAAATCGTTTAGTTACACGCGACGATTATATTATTAGATCATATTCTATGCCAGCAAAATTTGGAAGTATTGCTAAAGCATACATTGTTCCAGATGATCAAATTACACAACAAGACTTAATTGAATCTAGAATTGCAAATCCATTAGCAATGAATATGTATGTATTAGGATATGATGCATCAAAACGTTTAACATCATTAAATAGTGCTATAAAAGAAAATTTAAAAACATATCTAAATTTTTATAGAATGTTAACAGATGCTGTTAATATAAAAGATGCATTTATAATTAATATTGCATTAGACTTTGAAATTTCAGTATTAACAAATTATAATAGTAACGAAGTATTACTTAATTGTATAGCTAAATTAAAAGAATATTTTAGTATAGATAAATGGCAAATTAATCAACCTATAATAAAATCAGAAATAACAAATTTGTTAGGAAATGTTAGAGGAGTACAAAATATTGTTAGCACACAATTAAAAAATGTATATGATTCAGATGCTGGATATTCAGGTAATATATATGATTTGCCTGCAGCTACAAAAAAAGGAATTATATATCCTTCATTAGATCCTAGTATATTTGAATTAAAATTTCCTAATAAAGATATTAAAGGTCGAGTAGTAAATTACTAATTAACATATTTATAGAAAAAAGGAATTATTATGGGCGTATTAAATACAAATCGTGCTCAAATAACATCAGGTGGATTAATATCATCTAGTTTTGTGTCTGATTTATATGATGTATTAACCGCTGCAAAATCAGATACAGTTGTTATATCTGGTTCAATTACTAATCATGGATTAAGTGTAAGCGGATCATTAAATGTAAGTTCAGCTATATCTGCTTCTTTTATTACTGGTAGTATTACTGGAAATGTAACTGGTAATTTAACTGGTACTGCGTCGTTAGCAACTACTGCAGTTTCTTCAACTACGTCTACTTCATCATCTTTTGCGACTACTGCTATTAGTTCATCATTTGTTTCTAGCACATTGACATTTCAGTCTAGTACTTTAGGAACTGTAGTAAATGGAGCGTTAGCTGTATCTTCTTCTGGTGATTTATATTTTGGAAGTGCTAGTTCGTGGCATAAAGTAACGTTAGGATAATAAAGGTTAAATATGTTTAGAATATTTTATGCAGAAAGTGATGCTACCTTATATGAGCATAAATCAGACTCGAATACTGGATTAGATGAAATATTAGAAATAGGAAAGCAATTAGATAATGATGGAGAAACTTTAAAAAAATCTAGATCTATTGTAAAGTTTGATATGTCAGAAATTCAAGCTGCGTTAACAAAATATTCAATTAATTTATCATCTTGTAAATTCATGTTGCAATTATATACTAGTCAAGCAAAAAATTTACCAGCAGAATATACAATTGATGCTAAAATTTTAGCACAGACATGGAATAATGGTACTGGATTTTTATCTTCAGATCCTGTAGTACAAGATGGTGTAAGATGGGCTATACCTCATGCAAGTTGGTCTTTAGATGGAACAACAGGAACTTCGTGGATATCAAGTAGCCAAGATATACAAGTTAATAACACATCATTATATGTATCTGGTTCTGGTACTGGTGGAAGTTGGTTGTATCAAAGTGGAAGTGGCACGTTTAATAGTAATTTATTTAATCAATCATTTTTTCATCAGCCCGGATTAGATGAACAAGAATCATTTTCTTTAAGAACTACTGATATATTCATGGATGTTACTGATGCAATACAATTATGGATAAGTGGAAGTGGAGGACAAACTATAGATAATAATGGATTTTTATTAAAACTATCAGATACAGATGAAGAAAATAATAATAGAGGAGTAATTAATTTTTTCAGTAGAGATACTCATACTATATATGTTCCTAAATTAATAATGTTATTTGATAATTCTGAATATGATAATACATTAACACAAATAGATTTAGATTCATATGTTATATCTACTAAAACAAAAACAGAATATAAAGATACGGAAATTACTAAGATTCGTATACGAGCTCGCGATAAATTTCCAGTTAAATCTGCAACTAATTTATTTCCAATACAAACTATAAATCGATTACCAGAAACAACATATTATGCTATTAGAGATGCAGCTACAGATGAATACATAATTCCTTTTGATGATATTTATAATAAAGTAAGTTGTGATTCTACTAGTAATTTTATAACAGT